ATAGCGCGTTCACGGCGTTCTTGGCATGCTTCTTTTGTTTTAACCCATCCACCAGGACATACATCTGTGAGTGGTCCATTGTTATCTCCATAATAAAATTTATTATTATAAAAACAATATCCACAATTTGTTCCATCTAGTTCACTACAGCTGGTAATTTGTTTACATTGTTTTACTTTCAAGTCAACATTGTTGGTAGTAGGATTTTGTATAGGATCAACCATAACTAATTGTTGTCCTTCAGGTTTTGACGCGTCAAATTTATAAAATTCATCTACAGAATTTTGACCAGGTAATGCAGGTCCACTTAATCGTCCTTCATAATATTTTACTTGATTTAATAAATATTGGTCTTGAACGTTTTCATATCCTTCTTTTTTGCTGGATATATTATAAATTGTAATACACAAAATTATTACTACTAAAATACTTATAGTCCACACAATATATTTCATATATATTATTTATACATATTTTATATTTTATGCAAATATCAAATTTTCTGCTAAAAAATTATCTTTTCACGTAAATATAATTGGATATTCTAATTAAATTTTATTACTATTTCTACATTTTCTCGTTTAATATTTTTAATTGCTGATATTGAAAGTTCTTCGCGTTTTTTGCGTGTTTTTTGATTAGAACTATTTTTTTTTTTAGCAGTGCTATTTCTTGAATTCATATCATTCTCTATATGTTCTATATGAGAATGTATATAATCCAATATATTATATTCTAACGCCCATTTAAAAAAATTCAATTGACCAATGGTTGTTTGAATGTATGTATTATCTTTATAAGGTATATTAATACGGTCCCATCTACAAAATGGATCAAATCGTTTTTTACTATATGCCTTTAATTTCAATTTGTAATCAACATATACTTTAAATCGAATATTTTTATCATTTCGTCCTTTGATATTGTAAACAATATAGTGTTTTTTAGAATAATTTGTTACGAACCAATCTATTATACGAATGGATAATTTGTCTTGACCATTAATAATAGGAAGTATTTTATCAATGTTATTATCCTTATTATAAAATTTCATCAAATTATACAATAATATTTCATTTTGGGTAGTGTATGTTTTTTCCATATTATATTTTACATTATGCTTTATAGTTTTAAATACTTTTTAATGATTATTGTATAGTCTAATTAGGTTAGTTAGGTTATAATGAACATTATTATGAAGATTTTTGTGGTCTTAAATATTCACTTTCTTTTTTAATATCATCTAAATAATTTTGATTATTCATAAATGGATTAATACTTGTTTGAACCATCATTTCTCGCCCAGATAGTTTTTCATTTTGTTCATCTCGTTTATTAGATTTGCGTGTATATCCTTGAAGCATACATTTATCTATTGTGGATTCAGGATTGACTTCCAGTGCCTTTTTTTCAGTTCGCCTCAATGAACGTTCATATTGTTCTCCTTTTGACCATTTCCATTCAATTGTATTTTTTTGTTGAGATATTATTGTTTGAGACTCTGAAGTATTCATTACCTATGTTATATATTGCATATTACTTTATACGATATATAACGAACATATGTAACATTTATAATGCAGTATAATAAATCATAGTATTATTCTCTTCAAATATTGTTGGATATAATTGTGTATTTGTATACGGATGAGATTGTATGACATTATTTTTACTAAATAATATATTTTCCAAAGGAGATCTATTTCCATTGCACAAATTTAATGTTGTTGTAACTGTTCTCAAATGTTTTTTATTATAATCTGAAAATTTATCTTCTATTATTTCATTTATTTCGTCTTTTGATTTACATTTACCAGACCACAGTAACTTATACAATTGTCTATTTTCTATTCGTTGTAATATTTGTTTCGATTGCTGTAAATCCTTATTAGATGAGAATAAGATTTGTGTATATATTGAATCATCTAATTGAATAAATTCTTCGGTTTGAATTATATCATCAAATCCATATACATCATTCGCTAGTTGCAATGCATCTGCAAACATTAATTCTATAAGTTTCACAGTTTTATGGTTACAAACATCTTTGTGAAATTTATATCTTGTTAAAAACAAATCTAATATATTTGGAATAAGAGAATTATCATATATAATTTGATTTTTATAAATATATGATTTATTAAAAATTCTTTCATAGTTAAATGAATAATCAAGACCTATATGTGCTGGATCTCGTAATAAATAATCAAATTTATCTACATCTATAGAATTTGTAGTATTATTAATAATTGAATATAATGCCATATTATTACTATTGATTATTTTACCAACAGGCTCAATCATTTCTTTGATATAATCAATAATATATGCACTTTTAAGTTCTGGTTGTGTTCCAACATCTTTAAATATATATTCCACTATATTTCTGGAGCGCATTTCGTGTGTAATATTTTTTTTTCGTGAAATTCCATTATCAAATATATGTGAAAAAGGTCCATGTCCTAAGTCGTGAAATAGACCTGCTAGTTTTACACACATTTTAGTTTCATATGTAAATTGAATGTTTTTACTGTTACGTTCCAATACATTTATATATTTCTCGGCCAGATGAGATACGCCAACGCTATGTTCAAATCTCGAATGCGATGCACATGGAAATACGTGGTCGATTAACCCTAATTGTTTTATTCGTTTCAATCGCTTAGTCCATCTATTATCTAAATACTTTTGTTCTAACGTAGAAAAATGTATATGTCCATGAACAGTATCAAATATATACACCATAATACTATACACTAATATATTTTATTGTGTTTATATGGATTAATCCATACGATATAACATTATTGTTTTTTAATTAACTTCATTTGTTTTGTAAATTTAAATTTCTTATCATCAGTTGTTCTTCGTTGTAAATTACATTTTAAACAACATATAACACAATTCCCTTTATTATGCCCTTGATTATTATCTATTCGGTCAAGGGTCCATTGTGAGTCATCTCGAATATATTTATATAAAATATATACAGAATTTTTGCAATACGCACATTTTAATTTGGATTGAACCAACATTTCTATTGTATCCTCGAGAGAAACAAAATGAAAGGTATCAAAACAATGTTTTTTATTGTCCTGATTTTTATAACCCTGAATTTTTTTAGAAATTTCTCGTATAAATATGCGGTCACTATTAGGGGTTTCCAATGGAGATGTTATATGGTTCGTAGCATCCGCCACATTTTTATCATAATTTAAATAAATCGAATTAATAATATTGGTTTGTTCTCTCCAATTATATAATTTATCTTCTATATCCCACGTTTTACAAACTTCTCGTAAGGATTTTGTATGAGTTAATTTGTCGATAGAATGCTTGCCTTTGATTACAATTGTTTTCATTATATAGTAAAAGAAGTTAAACTTAACTTCTAATTATATATATAATGAGCGACGAATGTCTTGAACTTAAAAACATTAAATATCAAACAATGCTTTTAAGTAATAATTATAATAAAAAAGAAGAACTTACATGTAATATCCAAAATATTGATGAGTTATTAGAGTTGGAAAAACACAAGAAAACAACCAAACCATGGTCTAAATTAGAAAAGATGTCTAAAATAACCAAATTATATGCGTATGTTGATAAAATTAAAGATGATGAAAAATTAACACCTGCTGAAATAACTGGATTGAAAAGTTATTTAAGAAAGTGTTTAGAACGAAAAAAATTACAGAGAGTTAAAGATATATCATATGATAAGGCATTGGGAATAATCAATGGTATTCCAGGATTAATATTCACCAAAAAGGGGGCACGCCGATTTACATTAAAAAATGTAGATAAGAAACATTCAATCTTAAAAAATTTAACACCGATGCGTAAAAAAAAACATCGGACCCATAAAAAAAAGGGTCAAAAAATGTCTTGTAAAAAATTGGAAGGTAAAAATGTAAAACAAATTACGATAGTTGAACAAACGTCTCCGTCAGATACGACTGAATAAGGAAATATACAAATTGTGTAAATACTTCCTTAAAATTGATATAATTAAATATATATAAACCTAACTCTAATATATATTTAATGACACATAATTGTGATGTTACAACATCAACATTAATTAGTAATTTACCTGACTTGTGCAATATTATAGATGATTTCCAACCACCGCTTACATGTGGGTTAAATAAAATTAATGGTGAAGATATAGAAGAAATATGTGAATCACTATTAATATTATTGGATATATGGTATTGTGATAATATAAAAAATATAATGTATTCAAAATATGAGCAGAATTTAACTAATTTTATTAAAATTATGTTAGACAATATATTAGACGATATCCATTGTGGAAATGAAAGCAATAGTGAAGTTACATTATTTATAGATGAAGTTGATAGAGAAGATATTATTCAACAAGTTATATCTACATATAATTTGGTTATACAACAAAGATCATATGATACCTCGTGTATATTATTTGAACAAACTGAACAAATAAAGCAATACATTGATAATCAATTAGATACTATACGTAATAAAGATAAACAACAACCAGCACAGAAAAGTATAGAATGGCATCAACAGAGATACAATTTAATTTCAGCAAGTGTGGCGTCCAAGGCGTTAGGAACACAAAGCGCAAAGAATAGTATTATTTATAGTAAATGTCAACCACTAAATACTACGAAGGTATCAATCGTGAATATTAATTCACCTTTTCATTGGGGACAAAAATATGAACCCATTTCTCAAATGTATTACGAACATATGTATAATACAAAAATCGAAGAGTTTGGATGTATTATACACGATGAACATACATTTTTAGGTGCTTCACCTGATGGTATTAATGTTGAACGAGATAATGATAGATATGGTCGTATGTTAGAAATTAAAAATATCGTTAATCGCGAGATTAATGGTATTCCAAAAACAGAATATTGGGTGCAAATGCAAATGCAAATGGAATGTTGCAATTTAGATGAATGTGATTTTCTTGAATGTCGCTTTATAGAATATGAAAATAAAGAGGTATTTGATGCAGATGGAACATTTATGCGTAATGCTAATGACAAATTAAAAGGAATAATAATGTGTTTTTTTGAAGATACACAACCTTTATACGAATATGCTCCATTTAATTCTACAAAAGAAGAAATTGAAAAATGGCAAGATGATATAATGGATAAACACGCCGATATATCATGGATAAAAAATATTTATTGGAAATTAGAAGAAGTATCTTGTGTATTAGTACCTAGACAACCAGAATGGTTTAAAAATGTATTACCAGAATTTTGTGAAGTATGGAATACTATTGAAAAAGAGAGAATATCTGGATACGAACATAGACAACCAACAAGGAGGAACCAACCTAAAAATGATAAAGTTTTTGTTCATAAGAAATCTGGAACGAATCAATCGTCATATTCAAAAAAAACTACAACTATAGCCGATATTATTAATAATAGTGGAAAAATGTCTTCAAAATTAGTGATAAAAATCAATACATCTGATATATAATATTTACCAAAACCCATTTACCAAAAACTCCACCATGGTTTTTCACTAACATCAGATTTTTTTTTGCACCATTTTAACCATCCTATTCCATAGCAATCCCGATCATGGGCTTCATATTTACCAGTAATAGGGTTTTTTTCTAAGTATTTTCCACCTGTTTCTTTCTGAAAATTAATACCTCCTATATTGAAAGTACTTGTATTCATTCCACCTCGTTTGGTTCTTGTTCGCTTATTTCTTTTTTTCGGTCTTCTTTTTTTCGTTTTATTTTTTCTTTGCACTTGTGCTAATTTACGAACCACATGTTTTTTAGATTTTTTAAATTTCCGTGTGTGTTTTTTCTTTGAATGTTTTTTACGTCTGCTTTTGTTGCGTTTTTTATAACCTCCAGCTGTAGGAACCACCCACTCAT